CTTCCTTCTATAATAGTATCTCCCATAAATGGAAGCAAAGGGTATATATCTCCTCTTTCAACAAAACCTGGGCCTGGGTTAGGATCCCCTTCCTTAAGCCCTGGATCTGGATGAGCATTATAGTGAGGGTGATTCCATATAGCTATAGATGACCCGTAGTATACTTTAGGAGTATCCGCTATGTCTACTACATCTTGGGCTTTAGGGCCTATAAATAACTGTACAACTTCTCCTGTCAATGGAAAAGAGCAAATGTTACGGTCTATGGGGTATGCTATATCTAAAGATCTTAGGTCAGATTCTTTTCCAGATGAATCTAGTAGTCTATATCTTATAGCTCCAATATCACCATAGTTCTTAAAGAACGGGTGCGCTTCATCCATTACCACATCTACAACACGTGCGGTTGATGCTAAAATTTTATTGTCTGACATATTACTTTTCTTCCTCTTTAGGAACTTCGGCTACTTCGTTTTCTATTTCTTGAGATTCTTCTAATAGGTCTTGAAGGTCTGAGAAGTCAAACTCTCCTGCTCCTTCTTTACTTTGCGCTGTTTCTATACGTTGTATGATTGTCGCTAACTTAATCAATGCATCGTCATTCTTTACTCCTATTTCCATATATTCTTTAATCATAGGGACGATAAGAGTCGCATCTCCTATGTTTTCGATAAGAGGTTTGAGTTCATTTATTAGACCTTGAACCTGTCCTCTGGTACTGGTAGAGTTGTCATGTATTTCACCGAATAGGTCGGCTAGGGTTTTGCCTTTAAATATTTCTTTATCTAAACTCATAATAATAGTTTATTATAAATAGTAACTTACTCAACATTTAAGTTAGGTACTAGCAACCCTCTTTCGTATAACTCTAAATAACCTTCGTAGAAGTCTTTCTTTAGGGTAGCAATGACTCTAGTTAACTGGGGAGTTTCACAGTCAGTCATTTCCCGTATATAAATATATAAAGCTTTTTTCTTGAATATCTCTAAGTCACTTCTCTTTTTAAATATAGTAAGTATAGCATCTGCTATTTTTCTCTCACTATCTTTATAGAACGTTTCATCTAAATTAACGTAACTCTTCGCTACCCACATATCAATATAGGTACCAAGAGAGATTGCACCATCGTAGTCTGTTTTATGTTCACCTATTACCATATAGGAGGGAACATTTAATGTAAAACTATCTGGTGTTGATTCAGTCTGTAAAAGTTTCTTGTAGTTCTTGTTATTGTAGTTTATCAACCACCTCTTTACGATTGTGCCGAAGTATGAATATGCTTTAGCTCCGTTATCAGGATCAAACTTCATTATCTTCTCTTCTAGTAGTACGGTTACTACTTCGTGCTTAAGGTCTTCTATTTGCTCTACATCAGTATAGTAGAATTTAAAAGTATGTATGATATTTTCTACTAACTTGTAGAAAGGAAGGTAAATATGGTCTGTAAATATTTGATTCCTGTATTCGTTGTCTTCTGAACGATTATATCTTTTTATATAGTCTTCTGTTTCTGAAGTAAAATAGTTAGCCTTGGATTTCTTCCTTGCCATATGATTGGGGTAGCTCAAATTTACTAAGCTCTTTTTGTACTGCTTTCATTTGATTAAAAAATTCACCTAATTCGTCATCTGACTGAAATACCCCTCGCTCGTCAAGTTGCTTTAGGTGTTTATCGCTTTGTTTTATTAAAGTTGAAATTTTCTGTAGATATTCTGTTTGATCTTGTATAATATCTTCGTATAACTCAACCTTTATAAGGAGGTTACGTATAAGATAGAGATTAAATACTGTAAAAGCAACTAAAACTCCGGAAATAATTTGAAAAGTTAACATTTTATAGGTTTTTTAAGATATTAGACAGGCCTTCTGATGATTTCACTGACCTTCCTGTAGAGGAAGTAGACTTTGGACGTTGAGGTTTAGAAGTCCCACCGTTTGATTTCCAAATATCGTACTCAACCTTAGAGGCTAAGTAATCTGCACTGTGTAGTACTGAGATTAGTGACGATTTCTGTCTAGATGACTCAACATTACTGAAGAAGTAGGCTTCGTTTGCCTTATCAAACACACCATCATGACATCTTATACCTAAAAACTCTTTCTGATTTACTTTGATACCAAACTTCTGTAAGATAAACAGTGAACGGTCTGGAATAAGCATAAAGTCCAAGTCTGGATTAAAAGTATACATCTCTGATAGCTTATCTTGACGCCATTTATCAGTCTGAGGTATGTAATTAGGTACATCTCCATCTCCGATCTTACCTAAGTCGTGGAATAGAGCGGCAAAGACAAGTTCTTCTTCGGTGTAATCTATCGACCCACCCATCTCTTCGTATAACCTAGACTGCTTCACCGCATATTCCACTACTCTATTTACATGATCAACATATCCACCGGGAAAAGCATTGTGATACCAAGTCTTACCACTTGCAGGAGCCATTACATAAGTATCCTCCATATGATTAAGCATTGCTTTAATTGAATCCTTTCGGTCTCCAATATACATGTCAATAATCTTAAAGTGTTTCTCGTAATTAGATTGAATCTGTTCTGCCGATAATGCCATATTTTAATTATATATTATTGTTAATATTATTATTATAATGGTTATATATATATTTATATATTATATATTTAACTAAGTAATTTATTTATTATTATTAGTATTATTTATATCTATATATTATTAATATAATTAAGATAATACTTCTAGAGCAGAAAAGCAACTATTCTACAATAAACTTTTGAGAATACTTATCCTTGAGTGTAGAATTCTCTCCTCCATCCCAAAACACTCTCATATAAACTGTAATAGTATCTCCTTTCATTTGAGGAGGAAAAGGTCCAAGAATACGTCTAGAGGTTAAATAATCTTCTCTTTTACTGAAGTATATTCTATCATTCTGGACTATATTTAATACTGTTCCTGCATACTGAGGTAAATTAACATCTATCCATGTAGTAGGAAGTGGTACCCAATCTTGTGTATAGTTGCCAAATGGGTTAAAGAGAGGAACCCTAATAACTAAACTATCTCCTAATACCCAAGACGTATCACTATCAAATCTAGCTTCTACAACTGATTCGTTATTGTACATATACTTCTTATCTACCGGAGTTGCCTCTACATCAACGTAGAACCAAGGATAATACTCACCATCCCAGTCTAAATCTATATGATAGTAACCATTCTCATCAGCCTCTTCTTGAAATACCATCTTAGCATCACAACCACCAGGGCATGTAATGGGATAATAATCGATTTCGAAAAGATATTCGGATTAAGGCTCACAAGAACCTAAGAAAATACTTAAAAATACTATTAAAATTAATCTCATAACCTTTATTTTTACTATTATACCTTAATATACGAAATTTAACGCAGGCAGCCAAGGGCTTTATAGGGAATATTAACAAAGCTACGCTTCGCCGCGCGAGAAGCGCGAGTTGTCCCGCGAGTTATTCGTAATTTTCTTCCAAAGATTCCATCTTATAAGGTTCACCAACCTGTTTAACAACGGATTTAGCTTCATCTACAGAGATATTAAAGAATTCTTTCTTCTTATTTACCCGAAAGCCGTTTTTTTCTAAGTATTTATGTACTTGTTTCTCTACATCGTGTGCGTTGAAGCACGGAAAGGCCCATTCGACAATAAAATCTAAAGCCACACCGGTAGCAGAGTTAATTTGTTTAACACGGTCGGAAGGTTTATTCTTAGTAAACCCTATCTTACATAAACCAGGCATTGTAGGATTAGTAAGTACGTATACCCATTGACAGCCAGACATGCCTTTCGGTATCTGAATATCTTTTGGCCTATTGGTATAGTAAGTAACATCATCCCAACCATCTCCTTTTATGCTGGGAGTTAAAGTAAAGTAGGATGCGTCAGTATCTGTTTGATCTTCAGAGACTTTGATTAATGCTTCAGCATATTCTGCCGTAATTCTTTTAATTGCCATAACCTTTATTGTTTTTATATACTTAAAGATACGAATAACTTTGTTACTAAGCAACTATTTCAACCTCTTTCTTTAATAAATCTTGGTATCTTTTTATAGTAGCACACTTCTCGTACTCTTCTCTATGCTCGAAGTACATTAAAAGAACGTTTAGACTACCGAATACATCGTCGCTATCGAATGATTTAGTTATAGTGTACTTAGTCTCAAACTTAGTAGTATCTACTTTGTTGAGATACCCATAGAGTTTGTTATAGAATTGATTACGCACCTTAAATCTAACATCCCTATACTGCTTGCCGTAATGCTTCATATGCATTAAGTCCATAGTGTGGTAGTTATCTATACCTCTGAGCACCATACCCATTAGTACATACGGGTTATCTAGTAACTCCGTCATGTTATGTTCTTCGTACACCTCTGCATCTCCTTTTTCAAAGATTGTAAATAATGAATGTGGGTGTAGTGGTTGCATATATCAATAAATATTCGTACATTATAGTATAAGAAGAATAACGCTATATACCGGAAAATTTTCGGAATTTTTTTTTCCTGTATTTAGTAGGATCCCACCAAAAATCTTCTTATATTAAAGTATGAATAAGATAGAAGACATATTAATGTTAGCTGAGAAATGCGGTAAGAGGGCTCAAGTGATTGAAACTGCGAGAAAGCTACGTGAGTATTCTCCTTCTATGAGTCTATATGATTCTTATGAACAAGGGTGGGACCATGTTAATAGTAAATAGACTTTGAATCCTAGAATGAATATCAGAAGTAGGGATCTGATAGACAGTATATGGACATGCGGCTGTGGAGCATTAAATGCTGGGTATAATAAAAAGTGTGGTATATGTAATAAAGAAAAAGAGTAGTTAAATGATAAACGATTATACGGTAGCGTTACTTATGATAGGTATACTAGTGTTTGGTATACGTAATATATTCTTTGAAAAGGAATAACAGGTACAATATATAAATATATATAACCCTATATAGTGAAAAATCATCAGCTATAGGAAAACAAGTATGGCAAAGCCTCGCAGGCTACCAACCTCTTAGGGAACTATACCGTCAGTGTTATATCACTCTTATATCACCCCGATGTCAGGTTGATCACCGAGGTTCGGAATATTTAGAGATTTATTTGTGGAGTAGGGTCCAAATGTCTTCTACGAAGTATTCGTCTACGTGACCCTGTTCTAAAAGAGATTGTAGTTTAGATTTGATTTGATCGATAGGAGTAATTAGATTATTCATATGATATAAGTATTAAATTAGATTGAGAAGAGTATATCTCTCCTTCTTTATTACTTAAAGATACGAATTATATCTCATATAACCGGAGGGTTACTAAGTTATTTTCTATCTTGATACTTAAAGTATACATACATGCTTACCAGACCTCCTACAACTACTACTATACTGGCCATAGGATTGACTAGCATATAGAATAGTAGAGTAACGGCTACCCATATAAGAAGCTTCATAGTGTATAGCAGTATTACTAGTATAAGTGCTCCTAATAATATCATTCCGGCTTTGTATCCATTGCTCATATATCTATCTCTTTAGTTTATTCTTGTCTATCAATTGAGTAAGCACCATAGAGAACTTATCCTTTAAGTCCTTCAGCTCATCTTTAGTGGCATATGTACTACTAGAGCCTTTAGGCAGGCCTTTAGGCAGTAAGACGTATTGTCTTAGTATTTCTGTCCATGATAGGTCTGGATACATAGCTTTAACCGCTTCAAACACCTCTTCCTCTACTTGTATACCCTTTCTCCCCATCTTATACCTTAAGATACGAACTTTATCTCATATAGACAAGCCTTTAGGCAGGCCTTTAGGCGCCTTTAGGCAGTTTTAACCACTTTGGCACCCCTTACACTGGAAATATTACCCATTTATCCAACTTTATACCATATTTTTTTGTTATAGTAGAGAAAAAAGAATAGGGAGAGGCACGGTCCTGTACTTCTGGACTAACATCTTATACGCTACCTACGGTTTATTCTAGACAATTATATGTTTATATAAGTATATCTTTATAGCTCTATATCTTTATATAACACACTCGGTATTATTAATATATGCTCACCTATCACTACATACGTCACACTTAAACGACCATATCTAAGCTTAGTTCTATGCGTAGTTCTATTGTAAGTATTATATAGGTATCACCAAAGTCTCTTACTACCTCAGACACTAGCTTTAGCTAGAATATGTCCATATATGTTCTATTGGTTAGGTAAGGATGGCCGAATGAACGGAGTGATATTCGCGCG